GAAACACGGTGAGCAAGATGTGCCGCGACGGTGCCTTGCGCAAGCAGGCGTTCAAGAGCGGCAAGCGCTGGCTCATCAGATTGGAGGTCTGAATGGCTGGAAAAGAAGCGGCGCGCGGAAGGGGCAACTTCGCACGCGCCAAGCATGTCCACAGCGATAGGGACATGCGCATTGTACCACGGGACGAGTGGGATTGGGCCATGAAACGGCTCGGCTGGGTGCTCGGAATCTGCTTCGGCGTGATGTTCGCAATCGCGTTGATCGCGGGGTGAATGGCATGGACATGAACAAACTCGACGCGCTGGCCATCGCCGCACGCGACCTGCTGCGCGACCATTCCTACGTCAAGAGCATCACGGTGACGGCTCTCAAAGAAAACGACGGCATAAAGGTCGAGGCGAACGAGTTCAACGCCGACGGCACCTTCTCGCGCATCGTCCACTCGGGCGAAGCGCCGTTCTAGGAGGTGCGCGATGGCTGCGAGAAGGTACAGCAGGAACCGGGCGCCGTCCTACATGCGCGATACGTACTACCCGCCCGTGCAGATCAGTGAAGCATCTACATGGCGGGACATCAACGACGAGTTGGAGCAACCGAAGAAACGCGGTTTGAAACGGCTGCTCATGATGATGGGGGGTGGACATGGCAGAGCGAGAGGTTAGGCGGTACATCGACGCTTACAGGCAGGAGGCCGTTGCGATCAAAGACGAGTTCGGCAACGGCTGGAAGGTTACGTTCAACAGGGGCCAGAACAGCTACACGCGCAAGTGCCGTTCGATCCAGCAGGTGCGGCGCGTGCTCGACGCGAACGGATACGGATGGGCGGAGGTGGACAGATGGATGGCAACTACCCTGATGGCATAAACGGCGGCGAGGATTACTTCAATCCGCCAGCAGAAATCATCGAGGAGCCCGAACTTGACGAGGTGACGCAGTTCATCGTGGCGCAGGCGCTCTACAAGGCAATCGCCGAGAAGGTCAAGACGGGCAAGAAGGGCAACATGCGAGGGCGCATAGACGCCCATTTCGCGGAGCTGTGGGAGAAGACGCGCGCAATGGGCGCGCCTGCCAAGTCGTTCGATCTCGAAGTGAACGGAACGAAGGTCGGTACGTACAGCATCACGGCAGCAGCCGCAGAGCCCGAACACGACGAGAACCGCATCGTGACAACCGACGAGGATGCGCTTCTGCGGTGGTGCATGGAGCGCGGTTTCGTCCAGGTCGACCGAGTAAAGGTCGAGAACTGGATAAACGACACGGGCGAGCTGCCCGACGGCATCGTGACCGAGCAGGTCCACGTCGCCGCGAAACCCGCGCGCATCTCGCGCACGACGGTACGCATCCCGAAACCGTTCGAAGCGCTCTACGCGCTGGGCGAGGGGTGTTTGGAGCAATCGGTGCTTGAGCTTGCGGAAGGAGGGGAGTGATATGAGCATACCCATAATCATCATGGGCGATAGCGGGACCGGCAAATCCTACTCGCTGCGCAACTTCGAAGAGGGCGATGTGAGCATACTCAACGTCCAGAACAAGATGCTGCCGTTTTTCGACAAGCAGCTTGAGACGGTGAGCGTGCCCGACCTCGCAATGAGGCTCGAAGGCGATGCCGGCTACAAGCCCATGCGCGTGGACATAATCGACTCATGGCTGAAGAACCACCACGAGAAGCGCGCCGTGGTCGTCGACGATTGCGGCTATTGCATTTCGGAAATGTACGTGCGGTGGTCCACGGGCGATGAGGCCTACGATAACAAGTACCAAGTCTACACGGACATAGCCGCGCGCATCTGGAACCTGTTCCAAGCCGTCATCGAGGACGGGGACGCGACGCGGATCGTGTACTTCATTTTCCATCAGGAGAGGCAGCAGGACGGCAGCATCGACCTTCTCACGGTCGGCAGGCTGCTCAACGAGAAGCTGCTCATACGCGGGCTCGTCACCTGCACGCTGCAAAGCGCGAAGGAGGGCGACCGCTACGGCTTCCATACGAACAACGCGAACCCCGCGAAATGCCCGCCAGGGCTGTTCGCGGACGAGTTCATAGACAACGACCTGAAAGCGGTGGACTCCCGCATACGCGAGGCGTACCGCATCCATGACAGGAAAGACGACAAGAAGGCGAAATAAGGAGAGAGACATGCCAGATATCAACATGAACGAGTACATGAGCACAGAGGCGAAGCTCGGCGGCGGCAGCGGCTACAAGCAGATGGAGCCGGGCGTATACGAGCTGTACATCCAGGCGATCCGCACCGAATGGGATACCAAGAACGGCCATACGGACGGGCTCGCAAAGCAATGCGTGAAGGTCGTATACGACGTGGCGAGCGGCGATTTCGAGAAGCAGTTCACAGATGCATATTTCGTCGATTGGGAGGGGAAGCCCGACCCCGAGAAGGACTACCGCCACTCGACGATCCTGAGCTGGAAGAAGCTGCCGTACCTCAAGGGCAAGCTCGCGGCGCTCGATGCCGCGAACCCCGGCTTCGATGCGCTCGCCGCGTTCAAGGCGGACCGCTGGGACATGTTCATCGGAAAGCGATTCTGGGCCGTCATCGACGGCGAGGTGACGCTGAACGACAACGGCTACGACCGCTGGCTGCTCGACGTGGGCGCATGGATAACGCCCGAGCAGGCCATGAGCGGCGAGCATCCCGAGCCGAAGGTTACGGACAGCCGCGGCAAGGGCAAGCGCGGCGGCGCTCCGAAGCAGTACGGCTCGACGCTGGACGTGTAGTGATGCAGCGCGTCGTGATAATCGAGGATGACCGTCAGCACGAGGGCAAGCACCTCAACAAGCACGAGGCATGGGACGAACTCGGAGTGCCGTACCTTTCGCGCAGCGAGATGATCAAGCTCGATTTCGGCGACTACATGCGCGGATTCGACGACGGCACGCCCGACCCGGCGAGCAACATAAGCGTGGACACCAAGCAGCATCTCGGCGAGGTGTCCACCAATCTAGGGAAGAAGCACGAGACGTTCAAGCGCGAGGTCAAGCGCGCGAACGACGCGGGATACCTGCTCGTCGTCCTGGTCGAGACAGAAGATGCGACATGCATAGAGGACGTGAGGGGCTGGACGAACGACCATTGCGTCCACTGCCTGCATTACCGCCGGCGCGACTGCGATCCGCACGACGGCGACTCCATCTGCCTGAAGCACGGCACCAAGAAGCCGTTGCAGGGCGAGACGATGGCGAAGCAGATGGCGACGATGGAGCGCAGCAGATCGATTCGGTTCGAGTTCGTGCCGCCTTCGGAGAGCGCAGTCAGAATCTGCGAGATATTGGGGGTGAGATATGGGAATAAAGGCGATTGAGACGGAGTACAACGGATACAGGTTTCGCTCTCGCCTAGAGGCACGATGGGCCGTGTTCCTCGATGCGCTCGGTGTGAAGTACGAGTACGAGCCGGAGGGATTCGAGCTGCCCAGCGGGAAGAAGTACCTTCCCGATTTCAAGGTGAAATGCCATGGCAAAAGGGGCTCATGCTCGGACGAACCGTTCGATCTCTATATCGAAGTAAAAGGCAGGATGACGCAAGACGACGCCGATAAGATAAGGGAGTTCGCCGGGAAACACGAAAACGAAGTATACGAGATAGAAATCGAGAACCCGGTGCTCATAGTCGGGGGCATACCTCCGAAAGATTGCAGTTACGACAGCAATGCGCTCGGCGCATACGATGGCATGGACGGAACGGACGTCTACCCATTCAACTACCAGTTAGTGGACGGAGATATGTTCGCGGCGTACCCTGCTGCAAAAAACGGGAGATTCTACCTATGGGGCGACGATAGCAATTACATCGACGGCATAGATGGCGTAGAGAATGCCTACGACATCGCACGTAAGGCGCGGTTCGAGTACGGCGAAGTGCCGATGATGCCATATGGCAGATAGCGTGTTTTTGGATGCGGCGCTCGGATATGCGGCGCATGGATGGCGCGTATTCCCGCTGAAACCGCGCGAAAAGGATAAGCACGTCGTACCGCATTGGAATGTCGACGCGACTACCGACGAAGAGCAGATCCGCGCATGGTGGGGCAGAAATCCGAACTACAACATCGGCCTGGTGACGGGCAACGGCCTGTGCGTCGTGGATGTGGACGACAAGCCCGAAAAGCACAACGGGCTGCTCGGCAGCGATTTCATGCGCGATTGGGAGCTTGAGCACGGCGAGGTGTCGGAGACGGTTTGCGCGAAATCCGGCACGGGCGGCATGCATTACTACTTCGATGTCGGCGATACGTATATTAGCGGATGCCAGAGCGACACCATATTCATCGACCTGCGCTGCGACGGCAACTACATCGTCGCACCGCCGTCGATACATCCCGATACGGGCCTTCCGTACACGTGGGACATATCACTAGACGATATGGATGTCGCGAAGGCGAACAGCACCGACAAGGCGTTCATACAATACGTCTACGACAATCGCAAGGGTGCGGACAAAAACGGCGTCAAACAGAAGCCGACCATTCCGAGTACCATGATCCGCGAAGGAGAGGGACGCAACAACTTCCTGTACGAGCAGGGATGCAGCGCACGCGGACGGGGCTCCGACGATCTGACGATAGCAGCATACCTCGAATCGCTCAACAAGATGAAATGCTCGCCGCCGGTAAGCGATTCCGAACTCAAGAAGATAATCAAGTCGGTATGCAGCAAGCCGATAGGCATGAGCGACGAGGCCAAGGCCCTCGTTGAATCGAAGGGGAAGAGGATAGCGCAGCACGTCCATGTGTCCAACGCAATCATGGACAGGTACAGCGCATGCTTCCTCGACGGCACG